AAAAAGCCGCAAAAGTAATAAAGAAAATTGAGGAAGATGCGAAAAAAACCCCTTTTGAAATGGCCCCGTTGATTAAAGCGAATCAATTACTTATTTCCGCCGGGGTATCAGCCGAGGATGCAAGAGTTGATATTGTAAACTTGGGTAATGCAATATCAGCAACAGGCGGGGGCACAGTAGAACTTGAACGGCTTGCCGTAAATATGCAACAGATACAGGCAACTGGAAAAGCGTCAGCGCTTGATATTAAACAATTCGCGTTTGCCGGAATCAATGTTTATAAACTTCTTGCCGAAGAAACAGGAAAAACAGTTGCGGAAGTTAAGGAAATGGACATTACATACGATTTATTGTCAAAGTCGTTTGCAAGGGCGTCCGCCGCCGGGGGATTATTTGAAGGGGCAATGCAGACCCAAAGTTTAACGTTGAATGGTTTGATGTCAACGTTAAAAGATACGATAAGTATAGGGCTTAAAGATATTATGATTTCGTCGGGGGCGTTTGATATGATCCGGGATGGTATCGCCCGGTTGATTCCCTTTTTGGAAAATATCGTACCGAAAGTGATTGAATTTTTCAAAGCAATACCAAAAGACCCGATGGTAGTTGCGATTTTCAATTTTTTGAGTAATGCGCTTAAACAGATAAGCGACTGGGTAAATGAAAATCAGGAACTAGCCCTTGCGTTTTTCAAGGGTCTTGCAATAGCGATAGGGGCAATTTTACTTGTGGCGCCGCTTCTTGTTATAGCAATGAATCCTTTTATACTTGTATTTACTGCTATTACTATTGCGGTTGGATTACTTTTTGCCGCGTGGCAATCCAATTTCCTCGGGGTCCGGGATGTAACAATAAAAGTAGTTACCGCGCTCAAGGAATGGTTTGAAAAGGTCCTTATGCCGGCAATTAAAGTTTTGGCGGATTTCTTCGTTGCGAACTGGGTGTATATCAAAGCCACAATCGACGCCGTGATGAAAGTGATTATCGGGATTTTACAGGTCGCTTGGGCAATTATTTCCGGGATATTTACAGTAGCCTTGCAACTCTTGACCGGAAACTGGGCCGGTGCGTGGGATACGATAAAATCCAAAATGGCCTTGGCTTGGGAAGGGATCAAAAATATATTCGGTGGGGCAATTGACTTTATAAAGAACTGGGGGCACATTGTACTTGACTTACTTACAAAGCCATTCCGGGACGCGTGGGATGCAATTCAGGATTTAGTCAGAAAAATTAAGGATGCGTTGGATTTCACAAAAAAACATTCACCCTCGGTGGTTGATATAGTCAACCGGGGAGTTGATGCAGTCAACCGGGCAATGGGCGGGCTTGAGTGGAATACTAATTTAACCCCGGCCGCCGCCGCATTATCCGTTTCCAATTCGGGAATGGGTACCCGGATCAATAATATACAGATCGAATTGCCCAACTCGATTATTTCAAGCGAATATGATGCACAAACAGTCGGGGAACGGATAGGCGATACGATTATCAAGCGGTTGGAAATGAATGTGAGGATGTAAGATGGCATATAGTATAACAGTCGGTGGGGTTGACCGGACGGCGGATATAATAGCCAAAAGTATTACGATTGAGGATGTCATAAATGATAAGCAAAATACGTGCAGATTTCAGTTGATGGATTTATCCGGGTCCGGGGCGCCTCAAACCGATGATGAAATTATCATTACTCTTGCCGATAATACCCGGATTTTTGCCGGATATATTGTTTCGGTAGTTTTGGCAAAAAAGAATAGGGGAAGCGTACTTTTTGAAGTTTCAAGCGTTGATTACGCCCGGCTACTGGATCAAAACCTTGTACATCAAACGTATGAGGATATGACCGATCAGGCGATAATACAGTCAATTATTGACGAGTATTGCGCGGGCCTCGGAATATCTTATACCAACGTACTTTTGAGTGTTACGATTTCACAGGTAAGTTATAACTATTTACAGGTGAGCCAAGTATTTAAGAAAATATGCGATCTCACCGGGCGAAATTGGTATATCGACTACAATAAGGATGTCCACTATTTCCCGCTTACGACGAATACAACCCCGTTTAACATTGATAATACAAACGATGAGTATATTGATCTTAAAATAAGCAAAAATTCGGCACAACTCAAAAACCGGGTGTATGTCCGGGGGGGTACGAAATTATCGGATTACACAACGTATTCAGTTAAGGGCGATGGTGTTGCCCGGTCATTTCCGCTTCCCGATAAACCGCACAGCGTTTCAATAACGGTCAACGGATCGGCAAAAACGCTCGGGATCAAAAATATACACACTTCCGGGTACGACTGGTATTTGAATTACGATGAAAAGTATCTCGAGCAAGATACCGGGGGATCAGTTTTGACGTCCTCGGATACACTTGCTATTACCTATAAATACGATATTCCGATACTGGTTGCCCTTGAGCACACGGCGTCAATTGCCGATAACGGGATAAAAGAGTTTGCGATATTTGACAAGTCAATCACAACTACCGACGCCGCCCGGGACCGGGCAAGTGCCGAGTTGACTGATTATGCCAATGCGATTATTGAGGGAAGTTTCAGGACCCACACAGCCGGTTTTATATCCGGGCAGTACATCAATATCAATTTAAGTGAATACGGGATAAACGATAACTATATTGTGCAAAAGGTAGTTGCGCGGTCAATAGGCGCCGGAAACTTCATATATGATATTTCCTTGGCTTCAAGTAAAACTATGGGGATCATCCGATTTTTGATAGAATTACTTGAGAGCAATAAAAATTTGATTGATCTTGACGAAAACGAAGTGGTTGACGAATTATTTGAATTGACCGATAGTTTATTGACCGACAGTTTGCTTGATAGTTTAGTAATTGACAGTATGGGCGGATATGCGACGTGGTGCGCCGGAAGCGAAACAACACCGGCAACCCGGGCGCGATGGGAATTATTCCAATGGGGGTAAAAATATGAATGAAATATACATACCGCAATACGATATAATTATTCCAAAAGGTAAAATCCTCATAGTACAACAGGACGTACGGACAGGCCATATCATCCGGGATTTAGTGGAAAATATGGTTGTTACTGCCGGGAAAAATTCGATTGCCGATGCGCTTCGCGGTACTACTGAAAATAACAAGGGAATTATTACTTATTGTGTGGTTGGTGCCGGAATTACAGCCCCGGCGCTTGGCGACACTGCTCTACAAACAGAAACTTTCCGAAAACTCGTATCAGTCCGGGGAGTTGACGGTAAGACCGCATATTTTCAGACGTTTTTCACAACAAGCGAGGCAAACGGAACGCTACGCGAGGCCGGGTTATTCGGGGATGATGCAAGCGGTACGGCCGATTCCGGTACGTTATTTTGCCGGGCGGCAATCAATCGTACCAAGTCAAGTAATGATACGCTAACTTTATACTGGTATGTAACGATTGGTTAAAGGGGGTATAATAAATATATGGCAGAATCAAGCGATGTAGTGGCCGGCGCAAATGCGATGGCTACTGATTACAATAAACTACGGGCCGATGTCGTTTTGGCGCAAGCCATCAACAGTACGGAAACCGACGGGGCTACTGTAACGGTCAACTGGTCGGATAAAACAAAAGGAAAAATCCGGGACGTTACTATTGAGGGGAATCGTAATATCATTTTCTCAAACGCCGTTGTCAAGCAATCATTATTACTCAATATAATTCAGGGGTCCGGGGGCAGTAAAATTCCAACGTGGGACGCCTCAATGACGATAAAATGGCCGTCAGGCAATGCACCGACGCTATCTACCACAGCCGGGGCAATTGACAGTTTCCTTTTTGTAAATACAGGTACAAACGCATACCGGGCTTATTTTTGTGGTTTTGATTTAAGATGAAAAATAAATATCTTGTATTCATTATTCAGGCATACGACGCGGCCACACCCGAGGGCCGTTTGATTGACGTTGCTACGGTCGAGGTTATTGAGGATACACTTGATGCCGCAATGGACCGGGCGCGCAAAATTATTACAAAAAAGTTTTACCGGGTGCATCAGGTCATTGAAAACTTTGAAAAATCATAATGCTTGCGCCGAATGTAGTTATACCATTTTTGGGTACCCACGCGGGTATTCCGACCGGATTTACCCGGGTTACTTCACTTGATGATAAGTACCCGAGGGGTGCCGCCGCCGGGCTAGGTGCCGGGGCAACAGGTGGCGCAACAACTCATACTCACACAAGTACCTCGCATAGCCATTCAACAACCCATCATACACATACATCCGGTAATTCTTCGTCAACATCCTCAAGCGCCGACGGATGCGGTAACGGCGAGCGTACCGTTGATGCTCATAATCACGGGACGATTACAGTATTAACAACAACCGGGAGCGCTTCGGGGTCCGTTACTTACGGGGCGGCATCAAATGATCCGCCGTATTACAAGGTTATTTTTATCAAGGCCACCGGATACAATGCGATTCCGCCTAATGGGATGATTGTCAGTCAGGCAACGACCCGGATCGGTATGACGTTTCATACCGGATCGGCCGGGAAATACTTAAAAGGTGCCTCAACC